GAACAGGAGGTTCGGGAGCTACAGCTATTGGCATAAATATTGGCGGCACATCAAATACAATAAACATAAGTGGTTCAACTTTTACTGGGGGTAGTAATACAAACACAAGTGGATTAGATATAAGAGCTCTAGGCACAAGCATAATAAATGTATCAGGTAGTGCTGTTGGAGGAACGGTAGTTAATTCAGCAAACGGTATAGGAATAAATGCTATGAATAACTTTGGTACTATTAATATAACAGGTAATATTTCATCTAGTGCTTTAAGTTACGGATTATCAGCAGGAGTAAATATAAGTAATGCCGGTATAGTTACATGTTCTATTAATGGTAATATAAATGCTACAGCTGGTGGTGTAGGATTTTATACAAATAGTTCACCATCAGTATCATTTATAATTAATGGTAACGTTACAGGATCTATATTATCAAATAACTACGGATTACAAGATAACTCTACAGCTGGTCACACAATAACAATAAACGGAAATGTAGTAGCTGGTAGTAATGCTAGTGGTGCCAGTTATGGAATATATAATCAGAATACAGGAACAATTATTATAAATGGAAATGTAATAGCAGGAGCATCTGCTGCTACAACAAATTATGGAGTATATAATCTAGCTGCTGGAGGTATAGTTACAATAAATGGAATATCAACTGCAACAACATCTTCAGGAGCAATCAATGTTTCTACGGGTACTCTTAGAGTAACAACAGCTCAAGCTTCTACATTAGCTCCAGGTCTAAATAATGTTTCAACAGGTATAGCAACCTTCCAAAATGCAATTTTTGGCTTAAATGGACAAGTCCCAGTTGTTGGTTACTACAAATTAGTAGCATCCAATGCTAATTACATGTCTTGCTCATTAGACCCAAGCGGATATAAAGTATTAATTGATAGTAATAATATACTAAATGGTTTACCATCACCCTCTGATGTTAGACTAGGTACAGTATATAATTTCGGTAATACAACAGGCACGATGAATATACCATCTGCATCTAATGTATTAATAGGAATACCAGTTGATAATACATCGGGCTCAGCAGTATTAACCACAGGATCAATATCATCAGCTGTATGGAATACAGACGTATCAACATTAACATTATCCGGTAGTATTGGTGATAGAGCTAGAAACGTATCAACTGTATCTAGTGTTGGAGATCAATTAGCCTCTTTATTATAAAATTTGGTTGGGCTCTGTCTTTTGTAATATACTAAAAAGATTATTTATTTTATTTTACAAAATTTTTATATATTTATAAATAAATAAATAGACTATGATATTCACATTAATCGTTTTAGCCTTACTTTTATTAGTAGTGCTTTTTTATCAAAAAAAATCAAATGTAGTAAGTGTACAAAAAGAAGACACTGCTATTCCTGATCAAGAAGATCAAACTTTACTATCCCCAGAATCTGCAATTCATATTGATGAAACTCCAATACAAGAAGTAAAGAAAAAAAGGACATATAATAAAAAAACTCCTTCTAAAACAATGAGTGCTAAAAAAAGCAAATAATTACTAATATTTATATAAAACAATAAAATCACGTTATGGGAAAAATTACAGACGAAGAGTTATCAAGAGTAAATAAAATCAAACAAGAAAGTATTGAACTAGCATCTATTCTAGGAGAATTGGCATTTAATAAAATTCTTTTAGAAGAACAAATTGAAAAACAAAAAGAAAGAGTTATTGAAGTTAAAAAAGAGGAATCCGTACTTTTTGAAGATTTAAAAATAAAATACGGAAATGTTATGATAAATATCGAAACTGGAGAATTTAATTAGACTTTTGATAAAAGTGGCGATATTTATTATCAGATCCAAAACAATAAATTAATATAAAAAACATGGCTGAAACATTAATATCACCCGGCGTATTTTTACAAGAGAATGACTTAAGTCAAATTACATCAGGTCCTGTATCTGCAGGAGCTGCTCTTTTAGGACCTACAGTTACTGGTCCAGTAAATATACCAACTTACATTACTTCCTACTCTCAATACAAAGCAGTATTTGGAGCAGCATTTATTTCTGGTGGAAATAATTATGAGTATCTAACAAGTATGGCTGCTTTGAACTATTTTGAACAAGGTGGATCATCTTTATTAGTTACTAGAGTTGCTTCAGGATCTTATACAGCTGCTACAGCTTCTATTCCATGTAATGTCACATCGGCACCTGGAACAGTTGCAAGCGGATATATTGATTTATCAGGTGTTAATGCACTAGTAACAGGATCTGGTAGATCTTTAGCTATTCAAGATCAGACTGGAAATAATAATATGTATTATGTAGCTGGTGCTGATTGGGGATTCAATTATAACTATTATCAACAAACATTTGATTATGGATATTTTAGTCCAAATGCTGGTTCTGCATATAATGTAGATCAGTGGGGTGCTGCATTAGCAAACTTTGTGAATGCACAACCTGAATTGGCTAATTTAGTATCAATGTCTTATGATTTAGGAACTCAACATCTAATTATCAGTGCATCTAGTGCTAATACTTCTATTTTAAATTTCTTTACTGGAATGTGGGTAGGACAAGATCCTGGAATGACATCTCCAACATTGGTATTATCTGGAGGTGCAGCAGCTATTAGTGATGCAGCATTTGAACTTGAAACTCTTTCTACTGGTATTACAATGAATAATAATGGTGGAATGGTAACAAATGGTTTATTGCCATCTGGCTCTTCTGCAAATGTTCGTTGGGAAATTACACAAGCTAGTACAGGATCAGGAACATTTAGTTTGATAGTTAGAAGAGGTGATGATTATAACAATAGTAAAACTATATTAGAAAGCTGGAATAATTTATCATTAGATCCAAATCAAACAAATTATATTTCATATATCATTGGAGACCAAACTCAAGTAGTTGCTACTGATGAATTTGGAAGCAATTATTTACAATTAGAAGGAGCTTATGCAAATAAGTCTAAGTATGTAAGAGTAAAATCAGTTAATAAACCAACACCTAACTATTTTGATACAGCTGGTAATGTACAATCACAATACACTGCATCAATTCCTGTAGTAGGATCTGGATCTTATGAAGGTACATTTGGTGGAGCTACTGGAGCAATCTGGGGAGCTTATGGAAAAGCTGCACTGAATTTGTTTGAAGCAATTCCTACAGTAACATACAGCACTCCTGCTGATAATATTCAAGGCCTTCAGGCTTCTGATTATAACACAGCAATTAGTTTATTAAGCAATCAAGATGCATACGATTTCAATGTTATCTATGCTCCTGGTATAAACAATCAAAACAGTCCTTCTGCACTAACTGCATTAGTTCAATTAGCACAAACAAGAGGAGATAATATCTCTGTAATTGATATGGTTGGTTTTGGTCAATCTATGACTGAGGCAAAAACTCAAGCAACTTCTTATGATAATTCATATGCAGCAACATATTGGCCATGGGTACAGGTTAGAAGTAGAGAAACTGGAAAATTAAACTTTGTTCCTGCTTCAACATTAGTGCCTGCAATTTATGAATATAATGATAAAATCTCTGCTGAATGGTTTGCACCTGCAGGTCTTAACAGAGGTGGAATGGCAACAGTATTACAACCAGAAAGAAGATTGAGTGTTAATGATAGAAACTATCTTTACACAGGTAAAGTAAATCCTATCGCAACATTCCCTGGAGTTGGTACAGTTGTTTATGGACAAAAAACATTACAAGCTAAACCATCTGCTCTTGACAGAGTAAATGTTAGAAGACTATTGATTTCTCTTAAGAGATATATCAAGCAAGTATCTGAAAATTTGGTATTCGAACCAAACACTCAAGTTACTCGTAATAAATTCTTAAATCAAGTTAATCCTTATTTGGAATTTGTTCAACAAAAGCAAGGTCTTTACGCTTTCCAAGTTGTAATGGACGAAACAAATAACACACCAGATGTAATTGACAGAAACCAATTAGTTGGATCAATATACTTACAGCCTACAAGAACTGCTGAGTTTATCCAATTAGATTTCAATATCTTACCAACTGGAACATCATTTGGTCAATAAAACATAGAAAACAAACACGATGAACGATAATACACGAATCAGAATCAAAGTACCTGCACATCTTTACGAAAGTGTAAAGAAGCAGTTAATGATCAAAGAAGGCAATGACTTCGGAATGCCAGGTGCAACCACAGTGAAAGAGAAGAGCACATCTACTCCTAAAGCAAGTGGTATGCCTAAAGCTAAATCTTCTGAACCAAAAGAAGAGAAAACTGAAAAAACTCTTGAAGAGAGAATTGAGGCATTAGAAGCTATGGTGAAATCTATGAAGAAAGAGACTAAAAAAGAAGAGGAAGATGA